GTAAGAAACGTGAGGCATCGCAGTGAGTAGGACTACGAGGCTTTGAGAGCTGTTACTTCAGCTTCCAAGGTTTCAATGCGTCCGATGGCTTCCTGCAACGCAGCCGTCAGCAGAGGCACCAGCTTGGATGGGTCGTAGGTTTGCGGAAGGATTTTGCCGTTCTCATCAACAGCGTCTTTGTCTCCGCCAACAGCATTCGGGAATACCTCTTGAACTTCGTGAGCGATAAAGCCAATGTCGTGATTCTGGTTTTCAATCCACTGATAAGTTACGGGTCGCAGCCTGTTAACAAGTTCAATCCCGCCCAAAAGAGGCTGGACGTTTTCTTTTAACCGATAATCGGACGAAGTAGCGTAAACAAGCTGGCTGCCGTTGTAATAAATTTCTCCCCTGGTATTCCCGCCGCTGCCAGCCGAAAAACGCATTAAATAAGTGTTTGTCGTGTCACTTGTATTAGCAAGAAACACTGTAGGGACTGTATTTGTTGTAGTGCTAGCGGCGATTGCAAAATTACTTCCGCCCACAACGCCAAGCTTCTCTCCGCCAACAACTGGTGAAGTGCTGGAATTGTGATTGATAAATACGTCGCCGTCTTGCGTAATCCTCATCCGCTCCGTCGGGCTGCTCGCTCCGTCGGCAGTAGTGGAGAACACTAAGCGAGTTGGTTTTGATGCACCACTCCAGGTTCCACCATCACGCGCAGCAGCTACCCAAGCAGCATCAGCGTGAGCCGAATCGCCAAATACCAAATAGCCAAAGGTATCGCCATCTGCAGGCGTGGCTGCTGTATAGCAAGCTCGGATAATCCCAGGTGCCGCTCCACCTGCGCCTTGGACGATTAAACCTGCAGTGCTAGACGTGGAAGACGTGCCAACTAACAACCTGCCGGAGCCGTCGATGCGGGCGCGTTCTGTGTTGTTGGTGCCAAACGCAAGATGGCTGTTTAACTGGTTATAAAGCAACGCACTGGAGTCTTCACCCGCAGCCAATGAAACACCACTGCCGCTTCCATTCGGAAGAAGGCTCAGCGTTGCCGAATATGTCGAGCCAGACCGAGCACGAATAACACAGTTAGCACCACTGTTATTTACGTCAAGGTCAGTGCCAGGGCTAGTAGTGCCAATCCCTAATGACCCTCCAGGTGTTAAGGTCATCTTGGTGGTAACACCACCCGCTGTTGTTGCTTGAGTGCGGAACTGCAGGCCAAAGTCGTTATCACCTGCGCCAGCAAGATATGGTTTGATCTCAGCAATAGTGCCCCTGTCCTGGCCAAGTTGGTTGGCGTTTCTAAAGGTAAGTCCGTAAGGGGACAGAGTATTCTCAGAAAGCGTTACTGAATTGCGTATCTGTATGTTGCCGTCCTGCGTTTCAAGGAGTTGTGCAGGGCTACTAGTCCCCAGACCTATTTTCCCGTCGGAAAGCATCACCAGGCTATTAACTGGTGCGCTGCCGTTAAAGCTGACGGCTTGAGTGGAACCTGCGGTACCAGCGCCGACAATGTTGACCGTACCAGTGCTCCCAACAATTAACCGCCCAGTGCCGTTAGTCGAGATGGCTACTTGGTCTGCGCCGGGGGAGTAAATGCCGGTGTTGGGATCGCCGGTGAAAGTAAGCGCTGGCGCCGTTGCGCTGCCAAGTGGATAGCTGAAGCGCTCGCTGCTAGTCCACGCATCGGTGGAATCGACCCAGTTGATCGTTTTGTCAGTGGTCCCTTTGAGGGTGATGCCACCGCCGTCGGCTGTCACATCAGTCGGGCTGGTGACATTGCCGATGATGATGTTCTTATCTTCAACCAGCAACTCCTGCGTGTTGATCGTGGTCGTGATGCCATTCACGATCAGATCACCGGCCAGTGTCAGATTGTCTGACCAGCTCACATTGGTGCCATCAGTGACGATCACCTGATTAGCAGTGCCGTTCGCCAGCTTGCTGACGGCAATCTCGGCGATGTCGCTGATGTCTGCATTAACGATGGTGCCGTCGAGCAGCATCGTGCTGGTAACGCTGCCGGTGTCGCCCGTGGTGATGATTGTGCCGCTTACGTTGGGCAGGGTGATCGTCCGGTCGGCAGTGGGATCAGTTACTGCCAGCGTCGTTTCAAAGCCATTGGCCGTGCTGCCTTCAAAGGTCAAGCTGCCAGTGGTGCCGATTTCAAGGTTGCCCGTGATCGTCAGATTGCCGCTGCCATCAGGAATCGGCAAGTAAGCCAAGCTGTTCCAGTTGGTGGTGCCATCGCCGATCTTGAACTTCTTGGTGTCTGTCTCATAGCCGATCTCACCAGATAGCAAAATCGGATTTGCGGCTGTCCAATTTGCAGCGGTATCTTTCCGCTGCGCCATCTGTACGCGGATCGTAGTTGCAGTCATGATTCAGCACCACCAGCTTGAATGATAAGAGTGGCAGCCACTGCCGGATCGGCATCGTCTGCTTGCAAGATGAATGGCGCGGTGCCACTCATTGCGTAGGAGGTGAAGGCAGCCTCTGCACCGAGCGCAGCAGGTTCGCCCACGAGGTTGTAAAGCAGGAAGTTGCCGATCAGTGCGACCAGCTCAACGGTCATGTCGGTGTAAACGCCGCGTTGCACCTCATCTGGTTTGGCGCCATAACGGTAGAGCGCATCAGATGGCACTACATCAGCACTGCCCCATAGGGTGCTTGATACCGTGAAGGTGCGATGACTACCGGCCGCGTCGACGTAGTGATCACGGATCAGCGTGGCCTGAGCTTCTGTCAGATTGGTGTAGGTCAGCACCAAGCGGTAGTTGCTTTGCCGCAAGCTGTGCCTGAACAGAACGGGCGCGCCGTTGATCGTGTCCTCAACGCTGACGTTCAAACCACCAAGGTCATAGCTGAATCCAGCAGGGGATAGCGATGGGTAGGCGTTCATATCAGGTATGGCGGCAGGAGCTGCAGATCTACTGTGGCATCGGTGATGTCACACGACTGCTCGATCTGCGGCGGCGATAGGTAGCGCCATAGATAGCCTGATGGGAACGTCAGATTTGTGGCGATCAGAACTGAGCTTGGCAGATCGAAAGGCTCGAAGATGCCATGCAAGCTGTAATGGCTTACGAGGTTGAATGACTCGGCAGATGTCAGCCGCGTGAAGGTCATACGCAACACGTGGCCAACGCTCGCATTGCTGTGCCGCACGCTGGATTGATAGCCATCCAGTACGGCGAACTCACTGCTGGCATTGGTGCCAGGTGTGTAGGTGCGGCTTGCTGGTGATAGAGAAGGGAAGGTAGCCATGATCAGCTATTTGGATTCAGATCCACTTCGATCGTGATGTTGTTTGGATCAGCATTTGGGCTGAACTGCCACGTGCCTGCATAGCTTGATGTGTAACCGATCGCGCTTGCACAAATGTTTTGAGTCATGGTCAAGCGGATCTGAGTTGTGCTGAAAGCGAATAGGGAGCTTGATGTAAGCGCGCCATTGGTGTAGGTGCTTGTATAGATATACGCCAAGTCGCTGCTGCCACCTGCGCAGGAGACTGTGTGCGTGCGGCTGCCGGAACCATTCAGTGGCACGCCAGTCTTAGGACTTGCCGCTTGGCCTGCTTGGGTTGGTGTCCGGGCATTGATTGAATCATTGACCGTCCACCATCCATAAACCGTTTGCGTTGTTGTGCCGCCAGCTGTTGAATATCCATTTGATAGCCATCCCGTTGTTGTGCCGCCTGTGGTGTTAGTTCCAGCAAGTGTGCCATTAGTCGCGGAACCAACCCAGCGCCAGTAGCCAAACTGCGTTGGGATTGGATTGACAACGGCCTGGGTTGTGCCAAGCGTTGTAGGCGCACCCCATCCGGATGGCGTTGCTGGATCTTTGCATCGGCCAGTCGCAACAATGTAATGATCGGCCTCGTTGGTAGTGATAGAAAGATCCCACGATCCAGCAATGGGTTCGTCTTGGCATGAGATATCAGTCTCTACGCCTGTGTTTTTATTGATCTTGCTCCAACATACCTGGCCAGCACACGTGAAGTCATCATCACTGACGGACAAGGTGTCACCAGTGAGCGGCGAACCGCCTATTCCAGTGCCGCCAGTGATGTAGCCAACACCATCCTGATCCAGCGATTCCTCAAGCGGATCAGCCGGATTGTCCCATCCGCCAATCGGAGTCTGGCCGCCGCTGGATTCGCCGGGGGGCTGCGTCACATCAGGACCGATCGGCGGACTGCCGCCTTCTGGCCATAGGGGTTCAGTCGGTGTAGGTAGATCAACCGTGGCATCGCCTATATCAGGCGTGTCATCAAACGCCGGATAATCAATGCCGCCACCACCGACTGGTGTGTTGTCTGATGATGAGTTATCGTCGCAGCTGTAATCACTGCGGCCTGCCGCGATGGTGACACCTGGCGCTGTTGCAGCTGCAACCTCTAGCGCCACAAGGCTGCGCCCTTGAGAGTCGATCGGGTAGTGCGTCAGATCAAAAACACATGCACCGCTCGCCGTCTTCTCAATCCGCTCGACCTCATACAAGAAGTCGTGATAGTCCAGTGCTGTTAGCGCTGTCTCGCGGCGCAGCCTCACACGCACAATGTCGCCCAGTGTCAGCGTGCTGTTGTAGCTGGCAGGACGCACTGTCAGTCGCAACGTATGCGTGATGTATTTGCGTCGCGCCAAGCGATACGCACCAACCTTGACGGCATGTGTTTCGCTGGTGCAGTAGCCGCTAAGGTCATACTGCTCGAATGGACCAGCTGATGCTTCGCCGATGTAGCTGATCTCAGTGGTGCGCGCAAAGCCAATATCAGAATCTGGCTGCTGCCGCCACATCATCTGCAGCGTGACAGGCTGCCGCTCACTCAGAGGGATGTACTGGATCTCGAAACCATCCGGTAAAAGGTGATCCTCAGTGAACGTAAACGACCATCCGATGGCAGTGGTCTTGATCGTGTGGTTCGCATTAACCGGTAGCCGTGGCTTGAATCCGAACTTGCCGTTCAGCTCCACAAGTCGCAACAGATAGTCGTTGCTGATCTGCTCGAGCCATTCGTCAAGGTTCAGGCTCTCTTGGAACACACCATTGAAATGCAACCCATTGGTCTCGGTGAAGTTGGCCGCGGCCAACATCTGCGTGTTGTCGATCAGCGTGCTCGGGATCCGGCCTGATTGATTCATCAGGTAGATCGCCAGATCAATCACGTTGTTACTGGGACCCAACGTGCTGTCAATAATCCGCGTGATCTTGATGCCTTGACGCACAAACACATGCAGCTGATGCTCCCATCGTTCGCTGCCATCCACGAACGTGTTCACATAGCTCATTGTGGTCATGTCTTCATATCGTCCTGATGTGCCGCAGTAGTAAGGGCACGCCCATGGATCCTTGCCGGATACGGTGGTAACGAAGTTGCCGGGCGTCCATGTGCCAGCCCTGCGGTCATAGGTTTGATTCCATGTGCCTTGGCGGCATGGCCCGACGAAACAATCCTTGATGGCGATCTGCGGCAGTTCGCCTTCGCTGAGCACCACCATCAAGCTGACGGTCAGCGCATTGGTGGTGCCATCGTTCTGATAGCGCGCTTCTGTTGCGCCGGGGCTGACCATCACGCCGCCATTGTTGGAGACGCGGCGACAAAAGACGATTGGTACCGGATCGCCAATCTTGTATGCACGCTGCTGGCTGGTCAGATCATCAGCGGCCTGTGCTGCTGCCTCGAGTAGCGGCGGATCAGCTAGGCCGCTTTGGTAAGCCAGGAGCGATAGCGGATCCGAGATGTTGAGGCTCATATCCGCAGTGGCGACCCGATCTGATAGGTGGTGAACTTACGCGGCGGCACCTGCGCGCCTACTGGTGACAGGCTACTGCCAAGCTCCACATCAAGCCGCGTGAAGCTACCAGAGACATCCACCACTTCAGCGGTGTAGCTGGCGATCAAGTCCTGCCCAGCTTGCGGTGCGGTGTTGTCGAGTCGGCTGTCGAACTCATAGATTTTGAGTTCGCAGAACCGGCCGTAGCTCAATGCGAGCGTGAATGCTTGCACCACGCTGTTTGTGGCTGGCACTGTGATGCTTACCGATTTGCCACCACTGGCGCCGGATTCAATGATGCCGCTAGCGCTGAATGGCATGTATGACCAGCTGGCGCCATCAAGCGTTACGGTCTGATTCACGTAGTAGGTCTGCCACCTTGCGTAGGTGGTGGTTGCATTAAAGATGCGCAGGTACTGACTTTGCGCCCTATTGCTCATCAGAATGCACCTTGATAACGCCGGCCGCCGTAACTGCGGCTATTGCGGAAGATCTGCGCACCGAAGTCCTGCAGAGCACGTTCCATATCGCCGATCGTGACATAGCGCTGGCCGTCTTGCTGCAGCACCGGACCAGTGGTGATCTGCACTGTGGTGTTGGCTGCACCGCCACCACCCATCGCGCCGACGACACCACCTTCTGCGAATGCGGGGATGACGTTACGGCCACGCAAACCGCCGAGATAGTTGGCCGCGGCCTTGGCCATCTTGTGCTCGGGGATGATGTATTCAGGACCAGCCTCACCAACCATGGCTAGGGTGGGACCTGAGACGACACCACCAGCGGCGAAGGCGGGGACTGTGACTTGTGGAATTGTCGGGATGTCAGGCGCAGGCAGGCGGTTGTAACCAGCGATTAAGACGTTGATGCCACGTGTTGCCGTGTTGATGCCATTGGCGATGAACTGCAGCAAGCCACGGAACACGCCCTTAATGACGTTGATCGCCGCTGTGAATGGCGCAGTCAAGATGCTGGCCAGCGAGCTGAATCCTGCCTTGATGCCGCGAATCACTATGTCAACGCCAGTCACCACTGGCTTGATAAAAACGTTGTAATACAACTTGGCAGCAGCAGTGATCACCTCACCGATCACTTTGAATGCTGCAGCGATCTGATCACGAAATGCGTAGATCGCAACGCCTGCTACGACCAGCAGAGCAATCCAGCCGACAGGTCCGGTGAATACTGCAGCGATGGCAGCAAGCAATCCACCCGATCCGGTCAGCGCCGGGATGATGGCAGCGATGGCCGGGCCGATCGTGGTGATGATTGAAATCACTGCGGAGATAGCTGGCGCCAATGCAGCAAAGGCAGTAACCAATCCACCAAAGATAAGAATGGCGGACTGCAGTGGTTCAGGCAATGCCGAGAATCCTTGGATTAGGCCCACCAGTGCCTCGGCGATTGAAGTGATAGCAGGCAGTAATGCAGTGACCGCCTCGCTGAATGGTCCTGCCAAGGCAATGCCAATCGCGTTCAGCGTGTCGTTGAACTTATCTGATGCCTGTGCCAGCCCTGTGTCAATGGTTGCTGAGTATTGACTGAGAGCTTCACGACCTTGATTCAATAGCGGAATCAGGTTGACGCCACTCTTGCCGAACAACTCTTGCGCGAGCGCTGCTTTCTCAGCGCCATCTGGCAGCTTGGCAAAGACATCCGAGATCGAGAGCATGATCTCATCAAGGCTCTTCACCTTGCCGCTTGAATCAATCGCGCTGATGCCAATCTTGTTCAGCGCTTGCGATGCGCTGGATGCAGGATCAACAACACCTCGTGCCAGTCGGCTCATCGCCTTGGCAACCTCATCAACCGAGCTGCCGCTGTCAGCCGCAGCATTGCCAAACCGGCTGAGGCTTTTAACAGCCACACCGGTTCGCTGGCTCAGGTCGTTCAGATTGTCTGCTTCATCAATGGTTCGCTTTGCGATGGCAGTCAATCCGGCCAATGCAGCTGCCGGTATCAACGATCCAAAGCCAGCAGTGATATTGCCTGTTACCTGGCCAAGCTTGCCGAATGCGCCTGCTGCGCTAGTGGCTTGCTGGCTTGTCTTGCCCAGTGCACCATTAAGCGCATTGATTTCATTGGTGCCATCGACCTTGGCTCTGATGGTCAGAGCCGTAGTCATGTCCAACGCCATGGCTTAATCCTTGCGGCTGTTGACGATCTCAACCACTTTAGCCTCGATCACCTGCAGGTCCTCAAGCATCATGCGTGGATCGTCGACCTGATACAGATCCATGACCCATCGCACAGCGCCATAGTCCAATCCGACGATGCCGGATGACCCAGCACGCCACTGCGTCTGCAGCCTGAGGAACAGCTCAACCACTGGCCACGCATCAGCGATCACTTCGTAGTGCTCGTTGCGTTGACTGAGATCTGGCAGCACCAGCCCGAATGCTGCTGCGTCATCCTCAGTTTCATCAATCGTTGCGCCACTGGCCCAATACTCAGCGGCGCCGATCAGTTTTTTCGCTTCTGCTCAACCAGTGATTCGAAGTATGCGCCAATCAATGCGCCAGCCACCATGGGCACATCAAGCAGCTGGGCTTTGGCAGCCTCAGTGAATGGCACATCATCACCATCAGCATCCACCACGCCAGACCAGCCGACGAGCAGCTCATCGGCAATGCTCTGATCTGTCACGCCATTGTCCAGATCTTCGTTGTGCTCAGCAGCCTTGAGGCGTTGCTGCACCAGCTGTTGGATCTCATTGATGCGGCTTTGCGGTAATCGCTTGAAGACCGCATCAAATGTCGACTTCTCACGCTTACCGCCATCAGCCGGCAGGCGGATCACCACCGGCCAGCTGTAGCTCTGCGATTGACTGAGGACAAATGCCATGCGATCAGGTGAAGACCAGACTCATCTCATTGTTGCCTGCCGAGGTCGGAACCGCAATGAATGGCAGATTGAGCATCTGGATGCCGTCCTGGTCTGAGTAGGTAAGGTTGCCTAGATCAGACTGTGCCGTGGTCATGGTTACGCGGTTGCCAGCGGTCTGACCATGCTGGAAGGTGATGCTGCCGGTGGTTGTGCCGGTTGCAATAGTGAAGAAATCTTTGGCCGTGATGGTCGGTGCTTCAATCACCACAGTGCCACTAGGTGCCCGATTTGTGATCAAGATCTCCTTGGTGCACCCCACCAGCTCGCGGTAGATCACATCATTGGCCATGTTGAAGTTGTAGCTCATCAAGCAACCGGCATAGCTGAATACCGAGAAGCTGGTCGTGTTGCCTTCCTTGAAGATCACAGGCGTCGCCTGGTTGCTGTAGGTAGGTGTCGGCAGCGCTGTGTCAGTCGGTGCGTTGTAGATGCCAGTTAGCGTGAAGCTGATCACCGGGATCTGACCCACCTCGCAATTCATCTCAAAGGTGCCGCGGCAGCCGGTCACTTTGTGGCGAATGCCATCTTGGTGGTAGTAGATGGTTGAGCTTTCAAAGCTACTGCTGATTGGCGCGTAGGTCGCGCTCGTGCTGGTCACTAGCGTTTCGCTAAGACCGCAGCTCCGCAGAATTGCCCCATAAGCCGGAGCGGTGCCAGCAGTGCCGGAGCCAGCCAGTTCAACCTCAAACGAGACCTCAACACGCGTCTGGCTGAGTAGCTGATCAGACTGACCAAGGAAGGGGCGCACCAGCTCGCGGTTCACTGTTTCGGACAGCAACGGCTGGATCTCAAGGTTGCGCACCAGGATGGCGTTACTGCCTACTGGTGTTGAGTCAGTGCCGTAGGTGGTCTCGATCTTTGCCAGGATCAGGCGCCGGCGTGTCAGAACTGATGCCATTGGTGGCTCCCCAGAGTTGAATCAACGGGCGCCGAGGCCCTGCTCAGCTTCTATCGTAGCTGCCACCATCATGCACTTAGATTCGCAACCTGCGTGCGATAGCGCACGATGTAATCGCAGGCAATCACGCCAGCGGGTTGGTCTGCCTCTACTAGCTCGAAATTGACCAGGCTTGGCTGGATGTCATAGGCAACGCCGCCCAAGGTCAGATCTGCCATCAGCTTGCTGTGCATTGATTCAACCGTTGCATCAGCCTGCTGATCTGGGATGTTGCCGCGCACGATCACGGCGATCCGCACAGTGAGGCTCCAATCCAAGGTGGGCAGGCTGGTGTTCTGCTGCGCCTGATCGGTGACCGGCTCGATCACGATGGCTGGGCTTTCGCCCCTAGTCAGCGGCTCGACCCTGCTGCGATAGATCCGCGTGCTTACGCCGGTGGTGCCGGTCAGCGCCGTGCGGATCGCTGCCAAAACCTGCTCGCGCTTGGTTGTCATGCTGATGCCACCTGAACCATTGTGCAGATGATGCCGGGGATGCTGGGGTGTGTCGGGCTGCTACCGGCAGGCTCTGCGTGGATGTAGGCAGTGACGTTGCTTGTTGACCACATCAGCTCGATGTAGTCGTTCGTGGTCAAGCCCATCACGAAGTTCACGGTGCCGATCACGTTGCCATCAATACCGCCATGGCTTGAGATGATGCTAAACCGACTGTCACTAGCCGGCACATCACCAAGACTGCCGGCGTTGTTCTTGCGCAACCATACGTTGATGTCGTGAATCTGAGCGTCGCTGTTGCTGAACTGAATTGAGAAGGTGATGCTGTAAATCCCTGGATGGTCGACTGTGATGCGACCGTCTGAGATGATCTTCACGCCGCGGCTTGTCGCATCAGATTGCCGCAGCTTGATGGGGTGGGCCGTGTTGGCTAGGGCTGCCACCTGTGATGTTTCATCCCAGAAGGACCCCCAGTACCCAGGGCAGCCGTGATATGGCAACTTGTCCCATGAGGATCGGCCGTCGCCAATCTTCAAATTCTTGGTGTCGCTTTCAACGCCAGGTTCTCCCGCCATCAGCACTGGATTGAGCGCTGTCCACTGGCTGCGAGTGTTGACCTTGAAAGGACCGCTCATGTCTTCTGCAGTGCGATTTCAACAAACTTGCCGTCGCTGACAAGCATCGTCTCTCTCACTGTGTAAGCAGTCCCGTCCACGGTGATTGAATCGCCGCGAACGAGACTGCCGAAGTTGGAGAATCTGGCAGTCAGCGTGAAGTCAGTGGTGAGCACCATTCCATCGCTGATCACCTGGCTTGGCATGTCCAGGATGCCCTTAGCCGTAATGACGCCAGCTGTGCAGTTGACGCCAAAATCAGCCAAGAACTCATCCAGATTCTCTGTGAACGCCATCAGCTGTACTTCTTAGAGCCGAGAGCCTGCACCGACACAGCGCCAGTGCCGCTGCCGCCGGTCACGGTGAAGAGCACGCGAACGTAACGACGCAGGTCGTTGCTGTTCAGGTAGATCTTCTCGCGGAATGCGGTATTAGCAGCAGCAGCAGTGAAGCCGCCACCGGTCACATCAACGAAATCACCCGAGGTAGTGGTGTTGCTGTGTTGAATCTTGGCAGTCAGGGTGACGCCAGATCCAGCAGCGGCAGCATCAATAATGAAGGCAACATCGCCCTCGTAATCCACCAGATCAACGTTGGCGGGGGTGCCAGCGCCAGTGGCGGACACCACTGCGTTGTTGTGGATGCTCAGCAGATCGGTCTTAGAACCGAGGTTGTGGATGGTCATTGCTTAGCCCTCCGTCGGGGGGATGGTGGTTTGGGTGCTGGTTGAGCAATGGTCTCAACCAGATCTGCCACTGCGGCAGTCGTCTCAATCGCTTTGCCGATACCGATCAGAAGCTTGGCGTCAGAGGAGGAAGCCTCGAGGACTTCCCCAACTCTGACAACCCGGCCCGCCAGCATCGTTTGCCGTAGGACCTTGATCAACATGATCAGAGGGTGTCGTTGCCGCGGCTGAAGGATTCAGGGTGGCGAACGGCGATGTCCACATCCTGCATCGCAACCACGCGGACGGTGCCGGAGGTGCTGTGGGTGTAGGGATCAACCATCAGATCCAGGCCAGAGAAGTAGCCGATGATCAGATCAGCGAAGTTGCCGAACCACAGATCACCAGATTCAACTTGGTTGGACAGCACACCGCGGTAGCCGTTCACCTCGTTGCCTTCCATGACGAACAGGCCGGAACCTGCATCCTTGGCCTTGGTCTTGAGACCGCCGCGCATTGCAGCGTTCATCAGGTAAACGGGGCTGCCGAGCAGTGCGTTGGCGGTTGCCACGTCGCTCTCAAGTGCCACCACCTCAGCAAAGGTGGGGATTGCAGCGGCGAAGTTCTCGGTGCCGATGCCGGTGGTCAGCTTCAGGCCGAGGGGTTCACCGTTGGAGCCAGTGCCATAGAGACCGGCCAAGTCGATCTTAAGTGCCAGCACACGGGCCAGATCGCTGCGCACCATGTTCTCCACATCGATGGAGGACTGGATCATCAGGCGACGGCTGTAGTCGGTGAAGGCCGCAACAGTCTTAGGGGTCAGGCTGACTTGATCAACGGTCTGCTGGCTCTCGGTAGACGAGCCGGATTCAGCCACCCAGTAAGCGGTACCAGCACCGGATTGGCGGGGGATGGCGAGATTACCGGTCAGGCCGGTCAGCACGGTGGCGCCAGCTTGGTCCAGAGCGGATGCATTGCGCAGCAGATCGATGAAGCTGCCAGCATCAAGCTCGGTGGCCACCAGGTTGCCGCCAGCGGTTGCAGCGCCAACCGTCAGATCACGGCGCAGCACATCCTGAGGAATGGTGATGCCACGGGACTGACGGCCAAGCTTGGCAGCAGCAGCATCAGATGCCTCGATCTCGAATGCAGCAGCATCACGAGCCGAGCGATCGGTGGGATTAGCGAGATAGTTGATGGCACGCAGGAAGGAGAAGCTGCGGCTCTCCTTCTCGGTGAGGCCGATTTCAGCGGCGCTCATGGTCACAGGCTCCTGTTTGATGTCGAGTTTGTCGAGCACAGCAGCGCGAGCCTCGTCGATAGAACGACCAGACTCGATCAGCTGGCGGCCGAGATCGGCCATGTTGTGCTTGTCGCACAGTGCAGAAATGCCAGCGATGCGGGAGCGCTCAGCCTCAGCGGCTTCGGCCCGCACCAC